ATGGTCGCCCATATCGCCTCCATACTGTAGCCCTCGCGCTGCATCCGGGTGAATACGTCCTGCATCGCCCCGAACATGCCAGAGAAAGATTCCGACGAATATCCATAGTCCGCCATGGCGGTCACGGCATCATCAAGGCTGTTTAATATCTCGGTATATACCCCCAGTCTCCCTTCTCTGGTCTGTGTTCGCTGAAGTTCTAGCATCTGCTCGACCGCCGCAGTGGTCTCCAGCCCGTATGTCTCCATGGAGTCCGTCAGCTGCTCCAGTTCGTCACCGTATTTCTCGTATACCTCTTCCACCGTATAACCCTGCGCGAGCATCTCACCCATCACCTCGTTCAACAGGTCGCTCATCACCTGAAGTTCTTCCTGGTTATTAATGTCCGTTTCGGCAAACATTTCTTCCATGTATGCCTTCATCCCGGCCTCCTTACTGCCTCCCAGATCGGCCGCGTTTTCAATTTTTTCTAATAATGCCTCGCTGTAGGTATCGTCAAAACCCTGTCCCGTCATCTGCCTCGCAAAACTCTCAGCAAAGCTCTCGCCGCCAATCACGTCTGCTATCCCGCTGACCACGCCAACAAGTCCTGATACCGCTCCCGATATCGCCTGCGGTATATTCCCGTCTTCCCATGCCTGCAACGCCCCGCCGATATCTCCCGCTCCTCCCAATATGCTGCTCAGGCCATCTCCCATCAGACCCAGCGCATCCACAGCGTTGTAGATAGCAAAGGACCAGTTTTGCAGTTCCGCGCCTATCTCTCCCGCGTTTTCCTTGATGTTGTCCCAGAAGCTCGGTTCAGCCGCGCCGGCTAGCGCTTCGGTCGCTTCCGCGAGGTCTTCCGTGTGCGAGGTCATCAACGGCATGTCGGTTATCAGGTCAGCGAATTCATCGTCCGTCAGCTGCCCCAGCTGCATCCGAAGATCAAATATCTTTCCCTTGAGGTCTTCCGTCTGCGCGGAAGTGAATTGCCCGGATTTTGTCATATCGTCGAGCGCCTGCTTTGCCGCAGCCAGTTCCGTCTCGAGCTCTTCCGTGCTTTTGTACGCGCTGATGTACTTATTAACCAATTTGTCGAACGCTGCGCTGTTCGCATTCGCCGCGGTTGTGTTTTTATCCGTGGCGCTGGTGTTTTCATCCGTGGCATCAGTCGAGTCCTTAGTCGCCTGGGCTAGCTTTTGAGCTATTCTTGTTCTGCCACTGATTAGTTTTTGGTACGCTTTTTCAACGTCAGAGTCATTTTTCTTTTTTTCTATTAAAGCATTTGTAGCTTTGCTTAAATCTATCTGCTTCTCGGTTAGTAATTCTAAAATTTCTGATGCGTCTTTTCCTTCTTTTGTCCAGGTCTTTATCTGTTCTCTTAAAATTGACGGGTCGAAGCCCATCTTTACGCTCAGGTCGCCCCATGTCCCCGCGCCCTTGTTCAGCTCTTTTTTCAGGTTGTCCCACAGCGTTAACGTCCGCTCTATCTGCGCAAGCGCGTTTTCGTCCCTATCTCCCCAGTCCTTCGAGTCGGCTATGTAGTCGGCTATCTCTTTTAGGTTGCCTAGCAGTTTGCCCGTCCAGTCCAGCGTTGCTTTGATCGCCTCCCCTGCAAATGAATCCATTATCGCTTCGCCAATATTAAATATTACCTTTATTACATCTCCGGCTACCTCTCCGACCTCCGTTAAAAATACTATAATGTCTTTTACCGCTTCGCCGACCCCCTCAGCCCACTCTTGAAAGTCTCCGCTCTCTATCGCCGCGCGGATCCCGTCGATCATCCCCTGCATCTGGCTCTTTATCTCGTCAAACGCTCCGCTGTCCATCACTTCCGCGAGAAAGCTCTCCATGTAGCCCTCGAGGGTGCTGCTCATCCCCTGGAAAGTCTGGGACTGTTTCTCCATCATCCCGCCGTACTTCTCTTCGATTATCCCCTGCACGGCATCCATTGCATCTTCCACGCTCCCCTTGTATGCCCCGCTGCGGTCGAATATCAGACCCTCGCCCTCAAGCAGTTGCTTCGATATCCCGATATCTCTCAGCCGTTCGAATGCCTCCCCAAAGTCCCCGCTCTGAAGCCTCGCAAATACCCTCGTCACATCCTCAAGGCGTATCTTATCCGCAAAGGTTGCCGCAGCGTCCCCCGCGTTGGTCAGCAGCCGCTCAAGGTCTTCTATCTGGAATCCGTATGCGATGAGGTCCCTGCCGGCTGCCTGTATCTCAGCCGGTGTAAACGGGGTCGAGAGGGAAAACTCATCCAGCTGCGCCAGCACGTCCCGCGCCTGTTCCGCGCTGCCCGTGAGCACCGTGAGCGAGGTCTCAAACTGCTCCGTGCGGCTGGCTACTTCAATAGCCTTTTCCCCCAGGCGCCGCATCTCTTCCACTGCCTGCCTGACCGCAAAAGAGGCAAAATCCGCCATGATGTTCCCGGCGGCTATGGTCTTCGCTGAAAGCTTCTCGGTCTGCTTAGCCGTTTTCCCTGTTTCGTCGCCCAGGTTTTCTACCTCGTCCGCGGCGTCATCAGCCCTGTCCGTAAACTTGTCCAGGGATTTCTCCGCTTTTTTCAGTATCTGGCTCAGTTCGTCCTTGCCAACGATATATATCTCTACCTTGTCGCTCGGCATCCTACAGGTACTCCCTCACTCCTTTTTTGTTCCGCATGTAGTCCTCGAATTTCCCTTTCAGTCCCGCCCGGCTGAACGCTGTGCGCTCCTCCTGTTTCTCCCGCTCCCAGCGGTTCCTCTCGCTCGCTATAGCTCGCATCAGCCACCATTCATCTATCGTGAGGCCCTCGCGCCCTACGCCGTACTCCTTGAGCATGAAGCCCTTGTTAAAGTAGTGGTAAACTTCCGGCTTCGGTGGGCGGCTTTTCGGCGCCGCCTCTTCGCGTAGGTATTCCGCCTGCAGCAGGGCGCGGCGGACCTCCGGAATCAGTTTTTTACCTTTTCCTCGATATTCTTCACGTTCTCAATGATCTTTGCTGCGGCAGCCATCTTGTGGGGCGCCGGCACGAACTTCTTCAGCTTGGCCGTGTCTTTTATCTCTCCGTCCGCGTCCTCGTAGCCCGTTGCGCTAATAAGGCAGCGGTCATACAAATAGACTCGCGCCTCAAGCGCCTCGGTGCCGAGGCGTCTTTTGATCTGCGCGTCCTCGCCCTGCAGCGTGCGGGTCACTTCCGTCTCGCCGCTGTCGATCCGCGCATACTCCATCCATTCGTCAGCCGTCGGCAGCCTAAGTACGTGCTCCAGGTCGCCGCTCTCCGTCTCAAGGGTTACCTTTATTTCCTTGTCTACTCTAAAACCCATATCTACGGTCCTCCTTATATATGGTATTAGCTGGCTGTCGCCAGGTATTCGCTGTCAGTGTTCTGAATAGTGATCTTGAACGGCGCGCCGAAAGTGTCGTCCTTTTCGAGCGAGCACTCGATATCCGCGACTACCTCTTGCCCGCTTTCCATTGAGGAAAAACTCTGCGCTATCACTACAGGGCAGTCGATCACTATCGAGTTGTAGGTCGTCCCCTCGATCAGGCTTCCGGTGATCGTGAGCACCATACTCTTCGAGGTACCGGCTCTGTGCCAGTCGCGGTACAGGTGGGAGTCCTTGTCGATCCTCACACGGAACGAAAGGGTCACTTCTCTCTTGCCTACGCTCATCTCGCCTCTGTATAGGCCGTCGCCCGCGCGGTAGGATTTGTCATCCGGTATGTTGTTGTTGTAGCCAAAGCTCAGGGACTCAAGGTCCTGGCTCAGATCGGTCTCGGCGCCGTCCGTGCCGAGTTTGAACTCCACGTCACCGGCTCTCAGGTAGTCCTGCGTGATGAGTGATGCGGGCATCGACATTGTGGTTACCGTCAGGTGCCCGGTGCCGATCAGGCTTGCGCTCATCTCAAGCCGCTCGTTATTGCCTACCGCAATTGACAGGTCGAACGAGTTCCCCGCGAGGCCCCGCATGCTGGTGAGGTCGCTGTCCGGGTGCTGCTGGTATACCATCGTGGTGGTCGGCAGCGCTTTGTCGTCCTCGGTGCTCACCGGGGTGATCTCGTGGCTGTAGCCGCTGGTGGAAACCGTGCTGCTCGATACCTGCCCGCATGCCAGCGAGGCAAATACCCCGAAGAGCGACGGGTCAAGATCCGCGCTCAGGTCCAGCGCCGTCGAGTGCCGTTCTATCTTGTGCTCGAGCGCCCACTCGCTTCCCGTGCTGTAGCGTTCGCGGTCGTTCAGGATCTCCGTTTCGACCTTCGGCAGCGGTATCGCCCGCAGCCGCGCCATCTTCGTGAGGTCCGTGCTGGTAAGCGCGGTATCGATATCCGTCTGCTTCGCGAATGAATACGCGAGTTCAACTTCATGCTTGTGTACTGTAGCTGTCGTCATTGTTCATCTCCTCTGCCGCCTCGGCGGTCTCAGATTTCTTCTTAGTAGAAGTTTTACGGGTTTTCGCCTCTTCGAATATTCCAAACCTCTGAAGGTATTTCCATTCTTCATCTGTCACCTCGAAAGGGCTGTGCTCAGGATCAAATTTCCTGTCGTAGTTCGCCCTGGCAAATCGTATGCTCTTCGCCTGGACGCCGTCCTTAAAATCTATTTTCATTTTTTCTTACCTCTCATAGTCAATATCAAAATCAAACAACGTCCTGAATCTCACTTCCAGCACGCTGATCTCCCTGTCCTCCAGCTTGAACTCGACTCCCTCCGGCGCTACCTGGCCGATCCTCAGCGAGAGCCTTTTCCCCGCCAGGCAGTCGATCAAATTCTCGTACACCGTCTCTAGCTCCGTCCGCCTTGTCTTCTGGTCCGAGGGGCTTGCGTTGAGCACCCTCACTAAAAATCTAGCCCTGAAGTCATAGCTCTGTACTGTTTTCTCTTCTATCGGGTTGTCGCCCGTCCAGCTGAACAGTATCGCGCTTTTCTTCGGCACTGTGGCGCCCCTGCTCTCCAAATAGTCCTCGATCTCGCTGTTATAATCATCTATCACCCAGCCGCTGAAATCGTCATCAGCCTCTAAAGCCGCGAGTATTGCGGCATGAAGTTCCGTCAGCGTTATCCTGCTCATCTCGTCCCCCCGGTGATATATTTCAGCGCGGTCCTGCTTATGTACGCCAGGTCGCTCGGCAGCGCGATTATGAACGGACGCGCCGGTATGTTTTGCTTCCTCGTGTGCGCCTTCACGTTGACCGTACGAGGCGCGATCTTTTTACCGAATGCGCTCTCTATACGCTTCGTGTAGGAGCCCACTCTCTGCGTCCCCTTTACCCCAAACTGGTTAGGTGCCGCGTACTTCTTGTTGCTGCCTACCCTGAGCGTTTTATTGTCCGCCAGGTACCATACGGAGTTCTTCAGTTCCCCGGTCTGTATCAGCGTTTTGCCGCCCTGTTTTTTGACCCGCTGCGAGGGCTCCCACTTCTCCGGGCGCCCGCCCACGCGGAAGGTCTGCTCCTTGCTCGCAATCATCCGCTCGCCGCCGATTTTCAGCGCAGGCTCCAGGTTCCGGGCGCGCTTTCCCATGGCGCGCATGTTCAGCGCCGCAGCCTTGTTGCCAACAGTTTTCATCGAAAACCCTTTCATACCCGATCTCCGCTTACAGAGGCTCTCAGAAAGCCGCTTTTTTGTAAGTGTATGATTCCGCTATAGAACCATCGTTCTACTTTTTTCCGCGGGAGTACTAAGGTACGGGGCGATTTAACTTTACGCCGTAGGAATTTAGTTACAGGGTAATTGTAAACTAAAATAATACGAATCCGCGTAACTGCCTTTAGAATCAATGCTTTAACCATTTAGTTAACTTTACAGAACTATAGTGCTGCAAGCCTCCGTATTTAAAGGGTTTGATTTAAGTTTACATTTCACTTTTTCTGTTTTTCCTCGCTTGCCAGAAACCCGCTTTAACCAGTGACTTTCTCGACATTTTGCCTGTTTTGCCCTTTTCAGCCATTTACAGGCTGCCCATATCGTCCCGGCTGAAGATCACGTCATTCCCAGTGATCTGCGTTCCGCTCGTTATCGGGTCGACCTCCGTAGCCCCGGGGAAGTCCATCTCGCTCTTGCTTATCGCTTCGAGCTGCTCTTTCCATTCGAGGTATTTTGTGTTCAGCTCCGGGCTCATCTTCGAGCGGTCGTTCCGCAGGTTCCAGTGGGTGAAGTCGATGGATATACGCCTTGCCGTGTCCGGCACTGAGCCGTCGGTGAACGGCACGCTGTACCGCTTGGCAAGGTACATATCGATCTTCCTGTCAGCCGCCGCGATGGCGCCCAACACAATAGTGGATGCGCTCGTAACCGTGCATTCACATATTTTGTTCAGGTCGGTTGCGCCGACCGCCGCAATCAGGTCGTCAACGCTGCAGTAACCCATCGCTTATTTATCCTTTTTCCTTCTCCGGCAGCGGCTTCACGGAAACATACTTTTCATTCAAGATGAGGTCGTTCATCTCTTCGATCCTTGAGTCCAGCAATTTGCCCCATCTTGCCTCTTTGTCTTCTTCCGCTTTGTCTCTTCTTTCTTTTGCTTTTTCTTCATCCTTCAATAGAGCTGGTGCTGCAAGGTCTTTTTTAGCTTTGGCCTCAATAGCCTCCACCTCCAGCCTGCATTCCTCGAAGCCGTCCGGATCGTGTTCTTTCACGTATGCTTTTGCCGCCTCCAGCACTTCCGCCGCGGTGTAGGCGCGTTCCTTATCCGTGAAGGTCAGCCAGCCTCGCCTGAAGGGCAGGTCCCCCACCGTGGCTTTCCTGCCGAGGAAGCCGTTTTTAATAAATGGTGTTGCGGTCATTCTTTCTTCCTTTCTCGTCTCGTTAAAATCGGCCGGGGGAGGGGAGCCCCCCGCCCCTCAGCCGTTAGTTTCCGGTTTACGATGCCCCGGTGCTGCCGTATGCCAGCTGCCAGAACGCATAACCTACCGTACGTCTCGCCTCTACCGAGTATTTAAACTCGCCCGTGCTGATGACCTCTGCGTCTTCCGGGTCGGTAGCCGCGAGGAACACAGGGTCTTTCCTGTTCGCATAGATCACCGGTTTTATCGATTTCGATAAATCCAGCAGATACCACTCGGTGGTAGTGCTCAAATGAGGATTGATTATCAGCGATACGCTGCCTTTCCATACGTTTGACGTGCTGCTCACCAGATCAGCATTCAAGAGCTCGAGGGCTTTACCCTCGAGGTCAGGCGGCACTACAAGGTGCGTAGGAGTGATGTTTAGAATATTACCGTTGATGTCGGTATATTTCCGCATAGCTACCCTCGCCGCCTTGTAGGTGGTCGCGGTGAGCGCGCCGGTACCCTTGTTGCTCTGGTTGCTCGACCCCTCGTGGTCGGTATCAAAGTAATACTGACCGTCCGGGCCAAGGGTAGTGAAGCCGTTCGAGAGAGCCTGCCAGACCATCTGATCCTCATGCAGCCTCGCGGCCTCGCCCATTGCGCTGAAGCGCGGCTCGTAAAGGTTATAGGTGTCGTCCTCGATTACATGCTTGGGCACCTTGAAGCTGTCTTCGTAGTCTTGAATAGTCAGCGTGTATTTGCCCGCGCGGACGTTCTTCCATACCTTGTCGCCCAGCCATTCGCGCATCCCTGGCCAGCTGTCGAGCCAGCCGAACTGT